TTATTGGGGGTAAAGTGTATTTGGTATTAGTCATGTCCTATTTCCTCATATAGTGCTTTTCCAGAAAAGAAATCTTTTTTAAGTTTTTTTACTTGTTTTTGTAATGCTACAAGAAAATCATCATAGTTTTCCATGTACTCAACAATTTGTTTTACAACTTTTGCTTTATGAAATCTATAATTTTCGAATGATGTAGTCCATTCGCTTGGATATTTAAATTCTGGTAATGCCATTTCACTGTAACTTAGTCTATCTGGAACCATAGGTAAAGCACCTACTAGAGCTCCTTCATACCAACTTATGCCAAGTGTTTCTTGTAGATTAGCACTGAATACCAATTTTGCTTCTCCTAGCAAATTATGATATTCAATTTTTGAAAGTGGTCTTTCTTGACACACAACAAATTCATATTGTGGTAATTGATTTTGAAGATCACTAAAAATTTCTAACTGTTTTTCTGGAGCAATTCTATGCGGAAATAGTATCATATTTTTCTTTTCCATACCTTTGTATGGAACAAGCGAATCTGCCAAATACTCCATAGGCCATCCAACTCTTGCAAATTTACTATCTATATTATTAGAGAATGACTCTTTAAATAAATTTATATGAAACTCTGTTGCGAAAAAATTATGATCATATGTATTAAACATACTTTCTTCTGCAAGTCTCACCCAAGGTTTGTCGCCTATCAATCTTCCCAAGAAGTCATGTGGATCATAACTACCAGCATGCCACAACCCGCCAATGCGAATGTTAACACCCAATAGTTCTGCCATGTAACGTAATTGTATAACTGTAGGATTCCAAGCATCAGTGTATAAAAAATAGTCACCGTCTTGGATTTTCCCGGCACAAAACATTTCACCAATTTGAGCAAGTTGATTGCTTTTATAAACATTTGTACCTCCAAAGTTTAGAAACGCCCCAGGAGTTGTAGCCTGAGGTGTTTCTCCACCGCTAATAACAACAACTTCATTATTAGTAGATCGACGCAGTTGCTTAGGAAGATGTTCCTTCCATTGTTTGGTATAACGAGTATCAACTGCTTCTATATCTACTACATAAATTGTCATTAATTAAGCCTTTTAAATTTATTTTTTTTCTTTTGGGTTCTTCGCCACGCCATGTAGCTTTCCCAAGTTCTGTCTCCTTTTTTGTAAAGACTAGCTTCACGAAAAGGTTTACCTTCGTATCTACAGTAATCTCGAAACAAGTCAAGATCGTCAAAAATTTTCCTAATCAAAGGATCCTTGATTGCCATTGTTCTTCCTTTTAGCAATATCATTGTGTTTGTGGTTGTGGGTAAAATATTGTACAGCCATTTTCGCCATCTTCGGCAACGTCGATCTCTACAAAGCGGCCTGGATACTTTGCAGAAATAGCTTCATACAAGTCGTCTGCAATCATTTCACAGCTCTTGTAATCCAACTGTAATGTTCCTTCATATAGTTTTTCAAGCCAACGTTTGAATTGGATAAATTCAATATCTCTATCATTGTGTGTAACTTGAATACGAACTTTAAAATGGAAAATATGTCTATGCGGATATCCTAAAAAAGATACATCATATTCATCACCTGTAGCTAAATCAGGATCTTCTAATGCGGCTGGATATTTGTGGATACCTTCTTTTCTGAAAGTTACCCAAATACTTCTATCAGCCAGTTTTAATACATTGTCTTGTGCAATTTTTTGGTCTTCTTCTTTCATCATACGTAACATACCTTCATAATATCTTTCATTGTCTTTATTAATATTAACTTCATTTAAGCACTTTGTCAAGTCCATAATCTTTCCAATCTGTAAATTTTTTTCTATCCATTAAATCGTGTAAGCTATGAGTCCAAATTCCAGGATTAGATTTGTTAAATCCTTTATCATCTATTTTCAACATAGTATTATAGTTCCATTGTTCAATATATGGAATTGGTACTCTAATTTGCGGAATGAAGTTGTTAAATTCAACACAGGTGCTTTCTAAAAAATCTTCAGCGGCATTTAACGGAATATCTAAACTGCATTTGTAACCTTTTTCCAGAAAATACATAATCATACTATCCCATTCCCTATAATAATCTGCATCATGACTCTGTGAAGCAGGATCAAAACTATGATTAGCACCAAAGAAAATATGACTAATGTCTGCATGTAAATGTTCCTTTACATTTTCTATGCTTTGTAGGCCAACAACAAAAAGAGTCTTAAGCCCATAAGCAGGAGTCTTTTCAATCTCTGTGCCTATAAAGAACGTAATATCTTTTTTTGTGCCGTCTTTATATTTTCTTTCCATTTTGCATTTGGTCCTTAGCCGCTAACTTTTGTTTTTTCAATTTTACTAAATGTTCTTTCGTAGCCCAACTACGATCATAGTTTCTTTCTTTTTCTACTTGTTCTACTTTCTTATGAAAGTAATCATGCATATTTTGTAAACGTTTTGCTTTTTTTGTTTGTCTACCTGTCGCCATTATACCTCCGTAAATAAATTGTTAAAATGTGTATCAGCATTTGTAATCCGTTTACCAGTGTTACCTCTTGTACCTATGATAGTATCCCAGTATCTAGAAAACTCTGCTATTACTGCTTCTGCCTCGTCTTTTTTATCAGTTGCGAATATTGCTTCAACAACATCTCTAAATAAAACCCTGTCAAACTGCTCTTGTACAAGCATGTTTGGAATGACGCCATTGTCGTATTGTCTATTTGCTTCTTGTACTGCATTAATGTGCATCCATACGTTGTGACCCATCATGATAGCATATGAAAAACTATCCCATGAGGTCTTTCCTTCTTTACCTATCTTATTTAGGTCGCCAGGACCATATATACAAATATCTTTTGCCATCAGTTCGGCAGTGATAGGTGAGTCTAAAAAACTGCCATGCTTACCTTCTCTAACAAATGCTTGACCAAACGGTGTAGTATCTTTAGACAAATTTTTATCATCTATACTTGGAACCATTCTATAAACCCATTTTTGTCTATTTTCTGTCTCAAGCTCACAATATATTTGTCCATTAGCAGTTGCTAAGAAAGGACTAGCACAGTCAAATGTAACAGTAAAGTTTTCATTATGATATTTTCTTACTGCTCTTTGAATGTCTGTCAGTAGTACAGCCCATTCCAATTTACTAGTTCCTAAGAAATGCATTACATCATGTATACCTTTTTCCAATAACCCATCATATCTTAGTGCTACAAGTCTTTTTAGTACTAAATGAATATCGCACATGTTCTGTCCACCCATGGACCAACCATTAAAGTGATCTGTATATTTTTTAGGATCACAATAGTCTTTCATCTGATTATACCAATCATCTGCATCTGCATGGTTTTCACCTTGTAGTACATTTAAAAATTTACAAGCACCACTTCTGTTTTTCATAAAATAATCGTTATTGATACGTGTTGCATTTACTGCTTCTTGATAACTTGTTATACCAGTTGCTTTTTGTCCTGCTGGAGAACGTGATACCCAAGCTGGAATATCAAGTATCATACCGTAATCCATATATTCATCCATCCATCTCAAAACACCATCACGTTTTTTGTGTGCTTTAGGACAATTAGGATCTTTCCAATCTCCTTCCCAAACACCCTTACCAATTTGGAAACCACCCGAGTCTCCTAAGATCCAGCTGTTATTTCTATCTCTATTACGAACCATATCTTCTTTTGGAGCATCTTTGTTTATGTCTAGTTCGGCATGTCCTGCAGAATATAATGTCCATTTATACTGGAACTGTCCTTGATCTTTGTTAATGTAATTTAAACTTTCAACACCATTCTTTAAGTTGCTTGGAATACGGTTTGTTTCAACATATTCATCAAACCTTTGTTTGCCTACATACGTAGCATAAAATCCACTCAATGCAGGAAGAAAACGTGCATAGTCTTTTTGTTCATTTGTTAAATTTGTTTTCATCAAAATCCCCAATCATACCTCCAAGGATACATGGTATATCCTAAGGGCTTAAATATTAATTCTTCAAATAATACTATCATAGAGACTGCAAAAACTATCTGAATCCATCTAGGTGCTCGTTGTAACCAACCTAGTGGTATTTGAAACAACCATTCATAAAAGTCAAAAAGTAAACCTGCTATTCTATCTTTTAAACTAAATGGCGGAGTCATAAACACAACAAGTATTATCGCAAAAATCCAAACACCTATTCCATAATCATCATTTGGATCGTCAAATATTATTGCCAAACTTAGTAAACCTATTAGATATAAACCAATCCATTTTCTAAGATGTGCTATCATTTTTTATATTTTTTCCCCATCTCTCTCATGTTTTGTTTGTATTCTTCGTATAGTTCTGGATCAGACTTACTACCTGTACCGTCAACTCCAAAACTACAACTAGCAACAGCCAATAGTCCTGCAACTACTACATAACTGAAATATTTGCAAAATTTTAAAAACAATTTGTAAGTAAGTTCTGCTTCTTTTTGTGCTGATTCTCTCGGAGTCATTACTTACTCTGTGCTGGCAAGATATAATCATACTTTGCCATTCCGCTATCAACTGTAATCATCATTGCACCTTGATCTGAAATACTCATTTTGATATCGCCATCAAGATTTAAAATACTTTGAACTTGTGCTACAGGCCAAGCCCATGTGTGTGCTAATGAACCTTCAATATCATGATGGAATACAAATTCACCTGCATGTGTGCTTACATCACCAAATGCAAATATAAGATTGTTATTTTTAGTGCTTACGTTAAAAGTAGGCTCTTCAGCATGTGCCGCACTCATTAGTTTCATTCTAGCAATACTGGCTACACTTGGATTGAATTCAATCTGCCATTGTGCTCCTTTAAACTTTACAGTCTTTAACTTTTCATCAATAATTGCTTTGTTCATAAATCGATAATCATTTTCAAAATCACCTGCGGCATTTTCAAAATGAATATGTGTAGGCACTGTTTCTCCGTTTCGTTCAGCTTTTACAACTTCAATCTTTGCATCTTTTTGATACTCAGGATTTTTCAAGTGTAAACTTAGTTTGTCTAAGTTTGGCATTCCAAATGTACCTACAAATTCAGCTACTGCTGAATGTGTTTCTGCACTCAATATTACACTACGATCTTCAGCCATAGAATCTATCTGTGTTGATCCTTCATTGGTTACTTTGACTAATGTTAAGAAACCAAGTGCATGTGTATGAGCTACAATGTCTTGTAAGATATCTTTCATTTCATTCTCCTATTATTTGTATTATAAAGCATATGTGCGCCTTTGTCAAGCACTTTTCCTTACTTCATTGTTATATTCTACTGCTGATCTAATGATATTTAGATCAACATTGTTAGTGTCTGCTGATTTAAGGATAGCGACTGTGTCCTTTGGAAAACAATGTCCTCCGAATCCTCTTTCTTTAGAAACAAAACTATGACTAGGGCCAATCCTATTGTCATTAGTAACTTCTTGCCTAACCTGCTCGTAATCTATATTGCAGGCTTTACACATGTCGTAAACTTGGTTAAAAAAGTTAACCTTTGTTGCTAAAAATGCATTCCTAAAACTTTTTCCTAAAATTAATTCCTCTGGTTCTCTAATAAAAACTTTTTTACAACAATATTTCCAAAGTTTGTCCCAATAAGCAATGTCTCCCCCACCTAAACTTATTTCTTTGCTAAATTCAAAATCTTGAATAGCATTTTCTTGCCTTAGGTATTCAGGACTATATGTGATATCTAAATGAGAAAACATTGCAGTAATTTTACGCCAACCTTCAATACTTAAAGTACTTTTTATCATTACAGGTACTGGTTTCAAAACATCATTTAATACATCAACAACATTATCTATATTACATGACCCGTCTGTGTTTTGGGGAGTTGAAACACAAATGATTACTGCTTGTGGATTGTAATCAAATACCTTGCCGTTGAATCCTACGTCTCTCCATGTTTTTTTATAATAGTTAGGATCAACAACTTGTATTTTAAAACTAAATCTTTCTAGTAGATATTCGTGTGCTTGTCCTACTGCACCATAACCTGCTATTACAATTTTATCCTTCATCTTTCTCCACATAGTCTTCTACACAAACAAATCCAACACCCATAGGTGCGGATTCTTCCTCAATGTAACCCTGTTCTACACAACTGTAAGGGTCAGCAAACCAATCAATTGCTTGGCTATCTATATCACCACTTGGTAATATTGTAACCATTATTAAAATAAATCCGTATATCATTCGCAAATCCTTTTTCTTAAATCTGTTGAACTAAATCTATGATCTCTTTTGTTAAAGTATAACTCTATACCTAGACGCCTACAAATATCTTTACCCGTAAAGTCTTTATCTTTATATTCTTCACCGAGTATTCTAACGTCTACTTGATACATTTCTAAAATATCTTCCACATCTTTTTCTGTTGTATATGGAATAATTTCGTCTACGTATTTCACTGCTTTCAATTGAGTATAACGTTCTACTATTGTTTGTATAGGTTTATTCTTTTCCGGTCTATCAATTGTTGGATCTAATTGTAATCCTGCAACAAGATAGTCGCATTGCTGTTTCGATTCACGAAGCATTGCAACATGTCCTGCATGTAGTAGATCAAAAGCACTAAACGTTATTCCTACTCTCAATTTGCAACTCCTGTTTTTTGTAAATTTTCTAAAATTTCTTTTGTTTCTCGCCAATTTTTAACTTGTTTAGCAACGCCGCCTCTTTCCTTAACTGCATAAGCAAGGCTAAAATCGTTTCCATCAGGATCCATTCTATCTCCAAAGAAGAAAAGTTTTTCATTAGAGTCAAAATATTCTACAATTTGTCTTTTATCTTTTCCTTTTGAAATAATATCTATACCAGTTTCTCCTCCTACCACTGCACTTACATCAGGAAATTTATTATTAACTGCATCTGCAATTCTTATTCTTTCTTCGCTTTCTATATCCCAATAGTAGTAATCTTTCCTTTGTACCTTATCAGCTTTCCTGCCCACTACAGAAAAATTAATCATTCCCGGTCTGTGTTCTATATGTTTTCCCGTCCTAGTTTTATAATCACTACTTTCTAATTTTTCTTCCAAAAATCCTAAAAGTTCTTTTGAAGGTTTCCAATCATTAGTGTAAACATTTTCTTGTTTGTCCCAGATATCATTTCCGTTACAATTATAGCATTTGTATACTGTTTTACAAATTTCAACTCCTAACTGTTCTACTGTTTTAGGATTATCACTACCAGTAACCAAAGACACAGAATTTTGTTGAGCAAAATATAAAAACCAAATTGCAAATTGCGGTTGTATCTTTTTTCTACTAGGAGTTAAAGTTCCGTCTACATCAAATACAAAATGATTATTTTTCACTCATCTGCTCCTTTAGATCTCTTTTTTGTAGGCTTAATTTTTCTTTTGCACTCATTAAATATGCCGCACCGGCCAATACAAGTATAGCACCCGCTTCAGCTATAAGCACCCATGGATCAGCATCTTTACTATGTAAAATAATTAATCTGCATAAAGCCGTCATTGCAATTATAATTGGAAGTGTGACTGGTATTCTATTGCTAATAAAATATGCTCCAACCATTCCAACTATTTCTGTATAGATAAAAAGCAGAAATAAATCTGCCAACTGTATATTCCTTGCTAACCACATATCCCATACAGCACATCCTGCCGCAACCACTGTCAGCATACCTATAAAAGCTAACATACCTTTTTCTGTTAACGTTGTTGTCCAATGTAATCTACTATTCACTTTCATTTTACTCTCCAAAATCAAACAAACTATTGAATGTGTTTTGTTGTTTTGTATCTTCAAGATTGTAATTTAACACACCAATTAAGTTATCAAGTTTATTGTCAATAATTGTTGCTTCCATTGCATCATTATCAAACGGAAGTTCTTTAAACCAATCAGGCAAGTGTAATTCATCTGTTGGATAAGCAACACTTGTATATCCTAACGGATTTTGTTTTAGCTTACAAACAATTACCTTCATACCATCTACAATCTCTTGTGAATACTTGTCACCATTCATACGTTTTAGTGTATTCCAATTGATACTTGCTCTAACATGTCCGGGCATGTTTGCTTTGCCTTGTTTTTCTTCAAGACGTTGATAGTGTCCAATCTTGTTTGCACGTTTTGGAGAACCTTTTTCCCAACCTGGGCGTTCTTTGAACTCTCTACGAAACTCTGTAATACGTTCTAGTACTTCTTTTTCAGACTTTTCTAACAGTACCATCATCAATATTTCACTCAAAAATTCTTGCATAAACACAGGCGTGTCTGATCTACGTAAATCAAGTCCCATTGCTTTAACTTTGCCTGGCTTACCTTCTACATCACTTCTAAAACCTTCTAAGTCATATACCAATGCCGCATATCTTTTCTTAGTAATATACAATCCGCTTTCCGCAACAATTTCTCTGCCTGCCGCAATGACCTCTGCACGACTTTTTGGACAATGGAAAGCATCCATCATAAAGTCTTCAAAGGTTGTATTTGCTTCTTCTGCAACTTGATCGTATAGTGTTATAACATTATCTTTACTCCAGGGTATTTTTCCTGCATCAATTTCTTTTTTAAGTGTTGGATATGCACTAAAGTACACAGAATCAGTATCACCGTATATAACTGCTTCTCCTACATGATCATATGTACCTGTAATGACCTTGTTTACTTCTGCACTCATGTGTTTAACAATAGTTCTGCCGGATAATGTAGTAGATTGTCCAATACGTTTATCAAAAAATCTACAGCCTGGATTAAGAATTGCACCATACAAACTGTTCAAATTAATTTTCTTTACAAGTTGTCTTTTATCCCAATACTCGATTTCTATTTTATTACCAGCATCTTTTGCTTTTTTAAGTTGTGCTTGTAATTCTTTACGTTCACTATACCAACGTTTAAGAATACCCGGAATAACACCTTCAAATTCAGTTGTAAAAATAGTACCATTTGAACTTAACATCCAAGGCATATTGCTATCAAATACAAGTTTATGTATTTCAGCACCACTCATTACACGATTTTCACCTTGTTCAAAATCAACTGTAATAGCAACATCCTTCCTTTTTGCCATTACTGCTTCATATTCTTCTGTACCGAACTTGCCTTCCCAAGCACCTGCAAAAGATTTTTTCTGCAACACCATTGCATCATGTAGCATTGCTTCTGTGAGTTCAGGACGTAGTTGTCCAACAATAGTTTCAGGAGCCATGTTCAATGCACGAATAACACTCGGATACAGACTGTTCAAATCCATTGAACCAATCCACTTGTGTAAACCTTTTTTAGGAAATGCAACATAAGCACCTGCGGCCGCAGTGTTTTCGTCATCACGTCTTGGACGATTAGGAACCTGTAGTCCTCTATGATGTGCTTCGTTGATGATTGCTTGTTCTGTCACTGCAACAGCACCCATTGTGGTCTGTAGCAAAACAGTATTTGCATGTGCTAGTTCGTTACTGAGATCAATAAATCTTAGTTTTTTGTCCAGCTTGTCCAGTAGTGCAACGTCTTGCCTGTTGTATTCAATGAATCTTCTGAAGTCATTGTTATAAAGTTGATCGAGCGTCCCTTCATAAACTGTTTTACGTTCGCCAACTTCAAGCTCACCGATTGCATCAAGCCTGTAAGTGTGTCTTTCTTCATATGTGTATTTACGATAAAGTTCTAAACTATCTAAATGTACTCTGCCTACTAGGTCATAGGTTTCAGCTGATTTGCCATACTTTTCATACTCACGTTTCTTAGGAAGTTGTTTCCATAAACAAAAACGCCTTGTATCGTCTTTGCTTAGTACTCTACTTACTCTATTTACCGTATACGGAATATCATAACCTTCACTATTCCAACCTGTAAGTATATCACTATCTTCAATCAAATCAAGAAATGTTTCAAGCATGTCTGCTTCTTTAGCAAAAAGAATACATTCCTCTCCCCATTCTTTGCACTGTTCCTTTGCTTGTTCCATTGTAATTGTTTTAGGAGGAACTGCAAGTGTTATAAGTGCATCAAGCCATTGCAAGTGTACTGTGATTGCAGTAATTGGCATGAATGGATCGCTAGGATCAGCAAAGCCTCTCTCTGGATCAAAATCAGTTTCAATATCAAAAAATGCAATGTTTAGTTTTGGAGCATCTTGATTAAGATAGTTTTCTGATAAGCATTGGAAAATAGGGTTGATATCACTTTCAAAAAGTTCTTTGCCTTTGTTAATTGCAACTTCTTTTCTAAAATCTTTTGTGTTTTTGGAAACAATTCTAGTTAGTGGATCGCCATAGATACTTTGATGTTTACCTTTAGGATCCTTGTAATAGAATGTATATTTTACTGGATATTCATGGAAATGTCGCTTTCCATCTTTGCGTTCAACTACTTTGATTATGTCTTGATCACGATCAAAGACTGCGTCTACGTAACTCATCTATTCTCCTCGTTGCTTGTGGCCAACGTACCTTCTACATGCCCGCCAAATCGGCTTTGGGCGTCTTACTATATTTAACTATTTGTCTTTGCCGACGGTTGCAACTAGAGTTTCTAAATCTTCAAACTCGTCAGCGACTTTATGCCAGTCACCTCTTTGTGCAATTTTAATAGCTTTGTTAATTATTGCAGGTTTAATTTCAAGTTCTTCTGCAACTGATTTTACTGTATCTTTCAAACCTTCTTGTAGGTCCTGGACTTCCTGAAGAACTGTAACACCTTCGTTTACAAGCCTTTCTAACTTTGCCTTTTCTTCATGTCCGTATACACGATTGCTCATATAATTCTCCTAAGTTTCTAATATTGTACTATAATGTTTGCCTTATGTCAAGTATTTTTTTGTGTAAGCCTCTTCAAAACCATCTAAATATCCTAAATCATCAACACTTTGTCCTTGTAAATTACACCACATACGTTTAAAATAACTGTCATAACAGCCAATGATAGTGTCGTCTGAAGCATTAAGATGTCCTTTCACTATCCAAAACATTCTACATGCTTCTTTATGATTCGGATTGGGCATCTTCTTCATCCAGAGTTTTGTATTGCCATTCGTCTGTGTGCCCTACTGACCATTTTGGTGTGTTTTCAACTGTGTAATTTTGTGTGCAGACTTTAAAGTCTGGCATTTTCCTGTTAGGATGCACTAAACTTTGATCTGTGAAAATTACTCTATTGTTTGGTTGTGCCGCAAATTGCCCGTTATCAAGTTTGATTATATTAAATGATTTGTGTTCAGGATCGTGTTCAGAAAAGTTTGTATCTATTATACTTTTGTCTCTATGAGCATTGTCTATTGTAAATATATATTCGCCCGTGTGCATCTTTTTATCTTTTCCAAAAAACATGCAGTCTGCTAACATAGATTTTTTTGTTACAGTTATATCATAATCAAAACAATCCCAAATTTGCAGTGTGTCTAAAGGCAATTGGTTTTCTTTGTCGTAATCTTCTTTCCATACAAATGCACTTATAGGCAATTTGTCGAACAACGCACCATAGTCTGTGAGAAGAGTTTCAAAGTATAGTGCTTTTCCCATAACACTTTTTACTGTAATCCAAACTCCTGGAGTAAGTTCTCCATGTCCTTTTTCTAGATCATATAGATATTCTTTTTTTACGTAGACTGGTACTATCGGAACATTGTGTACCATGAATGCCATTTAGTCAAACCTTTTCAGTTCTCGATAAAGTTTTTCTTTAATAGATTCGTCTTTTTTGTCTTGGCCTTTTAACATCTTGTTCATTGCAACAAGACTAGCTCTTAGTTGTGGAGTGGTTAAAATTTTAACAATTAAATCTACATACGGACCCAATGCTTCTCTTTCATTAGGTGTAAGCACTTCTCCTGCTACAGTTTTTTGCATGCCTCTAGCTATAAGCATATTAGGATCATCACCTTCTATGTCTTTATTAATACTTGCTATAGCCGCCGCTAATTTCCCAGAACTTTTAGGTTTATCTTTCTCTTGTACAGGAGTGTCTTTGTTTTCTGTGCTGTCGCCTACTAATTTTCCTTTTAACGGATGGGGTTGTTCACCGTTTTTACTTGGGCTACTAGTTTTAGGCATAGGATCTTTGCCTTTTGCTTGTCCGGCAGACCCTGTTTTATATTGTTCTGAAACACCAGCTAAAGTTCTGAGTTCATCAAATATGCTCATTAATTTTTTGCTCCATATGCTTTACCATCTGGATCTTCATTTTGGAAAATAGCTAGGAATTCCTTGTGCCTTTCGTGCATAGCGGCCGCATCAGGATTTTTTAGGTAAACCTTTTTCCATCCTTTATACATTGGGTCATTAGCAACGTTATCGTTCTTGAAAATCCAATCTATAATACCTTCGTTTATTTCTTTTATAAGCATACTATATTTATCTTACGAACAGTGTTTGCATTTACAACCGGTGCATACGTCATTTGCACATTCCATACATTCTTTATCACAATGACAATCGTGGCCACATTTTTCACACTTACAATCCATAAAATTACTCCTTATGTTTTGACGTTCTTCGCTTTTCCACTTCTATTTTTGTTTGGGTCTTTTCTGCGTTTTCTCCTTGCAGATTTCCCTCTTTCGGATTTACTCATTGAATATGCTTTTGAACTAGGTAAACACTTAGGTTTTCCTTCAG